TAAATGCTACCAAGGATGCTTATGACTTTACTACTCAGACTGTGGCTAGGACTCTAGGGACTTTAGCTTCGGGTGGCAATATCAAAGATGGCGGGCGGGCTGTATTGGAGGGCTTAGCTGCGCAAAGCCTATGGCGCCCTGCTGCTAGATTTGCCGAGCTAGGACTAGGATACTCCCAAGACCGTACTAAGGCTCAGGTATCTTCTGAGGCTGAGGTAGGAGGCTGGGCACAATTGTCACGAGTTATGGGTGCTAGACCTCTTAAGGAACAAAGCTTGCGTACTCTTAAATTCTCTGGTAAGTACTACGATGCTATTGATAATACTAATAGAAGGGATGCTATATCTAATCTCAGAGGATTAGTACGAGGTAAGAATAAATCTGCTATAGGTAATGAGATGCAGAAGTACTTAGATGCTGGAGGTACTGCACGTGGATGGAACCAAGCGCTCAATACTGCTTATGCTGGATTAGATAATACCTTTGCTGAGAGACTGCATACAGAGTCTACTAAACAGGAAGGTATAGCTGACTTAATCCAAACTTATAATTAATGATAACTCCTAGTAGCTTCGGCTACAATCTGCCTTGCCCCTCCTTACCGAGGGGCTTTTTTATGCCTATAACCTTCTCACTATCTTCCCTATCTGATATGTTTCCCATAGTACAACTACTAAGCATACAGCTTGTATGCTATAGCATGTAACAAGTATCCAAAATTTAATTTCTGGAGTCATTAGAGATACCTCAAAGTAATAGTATGCTTATCTATCTTAGTAATTACACCTTTTAGTATTGCATCACTATAGCCTAAGCCTAGAAAGAATCTCTTAAGTTTAAGTCGGAAAGACCTCTTATATAGTAGAGTAGTTATAGTGTCTCCTATCTTATAATTATCAGTCAGCATTGTATTGATTGTAAATTCCTTAGACATTAGAGATACCTCACTGCCATTTGGACTATAGCTTGGTGCTGTGCTACAGTTAGAAACTCGCGGGCATTTATAATCCTTGAAGCCTCAGCCAAGAGATTCTTATCTGCATCGTTATAATCATATAAACCCCTAATAGCCTGTGACTGTAAGGCTTCTACTAGATGGTCTATCCTCTGTTGTTCTACATTAATCATGTGCATTATCCTTACTCCTACGTTTGTATTAACTAACCTTCTTTTCTTTAATGACTTCTGGGTGCTCTGAAGCTCTTACCATGCTATAATCTATATGGGTTGGTTCCCATTTAGACTCGGACTTTAACATAGGTAAGTACGCATTAGTACCCCTTACTGGGTGTATCTGAATCTTCTCGGCACTTAATAAGTTTCTAAGTACTTCTTCTAAGTCAGACACCTTTCTCATATCCTGATTGAAATGTTTCCATAGTTGCTTAATATTCATAGGGACTTTAGAATTAGTAAGAACCTCTATCACATCATTAGCAATATCAGAAGTCTTACTCTTACCAAATTCTCCTAGTGCCTGTGGCATCCTCATCTCAGCTAAGTGTAGCACAGTATTAGCAAGCACACAATCTTCCTCACTAATGGTAGTACTTAGCCTTGATGCTGCCATAATTATAGACAGCTTAAGTAGATGTGTCTGTCTACGTTGGCAGTAGTAAGAGAATCTCCTATCCTCCATACCAGGAAACTTATTGTATATGTCAGCTAAGAGTCCTTTAACATCGGGGGACATCTGTACTTCACCAGCTAGAGTCTGCATAACTCTAAGTCGTCTATGGAGTTCAGCACTTAGGGTGGTGTCTGCTGGATCTGGCCATGCTATCTTCTGTCCTGTTGATCCTCCATAGATGAACATGACCCTAGAGAAGAACCCGCCGGACATAGCTATCGTACCAAACGCTTCGCTAATGCCGCCAGGAGTTGCACCACTAAGAATATTAATAGTAGGCTTAACAATAAGAGCGTCCTCTTTGGTGAGCTTTGGATTAGAGAACTCATCCAGATTATCCCAAAGATTAGTGAGATTAGTAAGTAGTTCATCGTTGCCTACTCCCATAAAGTCTATGAACTCATCTTGAGCTATGTACATCTCAGAAGGGCTATCATCTATGAGTGGTGCATGTAGATCAAATAGCTCATCTGAGTCCTCATCATCCTTGTCTATCCTATTAGCCATAATAGCCCATAGAGTTTCCTTAGCTGCTTTATTAGGACTGAAGGACTTATATCCTATATCCTTTAACAGTCTTACACCTATCTTAAGAGCAGTACCCTTCCTAGTACCCGGCCCTCCTGTCAGTAGTATATACTGATTAGGATAGATAAGTCCATGCCCCAGTGGCATATAAACATTCCTACTAAGCAGAGTAGATATCATGGATATAGCAGTCCATCTATGGAAGATAGCTGGGGATTCCGTCTTACCTACAAAGTCAAAGTAAAGATCAAAGAAGTCTTGAGACATTAGATACCCTTATAGATATTATTATAGAAGAATCTTATAGCCTTCATCTCTGCTATAGCATCATTTATTGCTATATGCTGAGGATGGTTCTCACTGAAGGCGGCTTTAAGTGCTGCTTTGACTTCTGGGTATAACTCCTTAATAGTTCTTAGGTCATACTGATTCCGGTAAGTCAGAGCCTCATGCGGTGTTAAACCTATACGCTTATAGTAATACAGGAGTATAGACTGATCAAAGCTGGGAGAATTACCCCAAGTAATCTTAACCTCGTGCTCTTCTAATAGCTGGTTAAGTAAGACTAGAGCTTGTTTGATATGGAATCTAGGATTCACATCTCTAGCTACTATGACTACAGGATCTTGCTCTGTCCACCATACCACAGTATCTTCATCATACTTAGCCCCAAATTCCTCACAGCTAGCAGGATTAACTCCGAAGTCGTGAGCACTTATATTCATAGACTCCTCTGAATTTGCATGTAAGATAGCTACACCTATTCTAAAGATGGGAGCATGTAAGTGTGTAGCTCCAGTCTCTAAATCTATGACTGCTTGATTAGTCTCTGAAGTCTCCATTGAATTCCTCCGCTTGTTCTACCATAGTTATCATATCGCCTATAGTTCTAGGACAATACTGATCTGAATCAAATAAGAGTACATCAGCATGATCTTGGATATGCAGTAGAGTACCTATAATATCTAGGTCATCAAACTGTAAGTCCTTAAAGGATGTACGGTCATTACCAATAGTTACATTAGAGTCTATCTTATCTACTAATGCATTCATTACTACTTCTCTAGCTTGCTGTGAGTTCATATTCTTCTTTCTCCTTCCAACTTTTAGTTGATACTTCTATATCTAGTGGTATTCTTAAATCCCCATGAGCTGTAGGCTGCACTGTATCTAGAAGCTTATGAACTCTTGGAATGTAATAACTAGTATCCAAAGTTTGGCCTACTATAGAGTCATGTACCTGAGCCTTAATGCGTAGTGCCCCCTCTGATCCTAATTGTAGCTTAAAGAATATCTGGATTAGAGATTTATTTAGCCCTGCTACAGATAGATGCTGTGGCTTATGAGCTATACAGGCTCTCCATATAGCTGCATCCTTCATAATGTCTCCGAAGATTTCTCTTGTCCATCCATCCTCTGTGACTAGCTTACCTGTAAGAGCTACTTCTCTGCGTATACCATTCCATCCTTGTTGAACTTTGGGGTAAGCTGAGTGATACAATCCTAGTAGGTGATTAGCAAAGGCTACCATATCATTGCCCTGCCAACCTACAAGTTTCATAGCATTAACCATACCTTCGATACCTACTGAGTCAATGAAAGTCTCAGCTCCCATCTTATAGTTAGTACCATGAATGATCTTCTTAGTGATCTGTCTTACAGGATCATCCTTCTCTATCTTATTACCAAAGAACTTCCAAGCTGTAAAGCAATAGAAATCTTCTCCACCCTCTAGGGCTTCTATGAGAGTCTTATCACCTGACTGTCTGGCTACACATCTAGCCTCTGACTGAGACTTATCTATCTCAAAGAAAGTATAACCCGTATCAGGGATTAGTAGCTTCTTGAATAGTGGAGGCATGTTCTGTACTTGTGCTCCATAATTCATTTGAGTGGATAAAGTCTTGCCCGGTGTGTCCTCTAGAGGCACATAAAGCGGGGACTTACTGGAGGCAAGCCTGCCTGTTTCAGTACCATCTATCTTAACAGAGTACATAATCCTACCATGATGCAGCTGTGCATTGTAGTAAGTGCTTAGAAGCTTAGCTTCCTTTCTGTACTCAAGTATAAGCTCTACAAAGACAGCTATCAGTGGATGCTGAAGTCTTACTTTCTTGAGACTAGTCTCATCTGTAGCACCGGCACTACTTGACCTCTTAGGTTTCTTAGCCCCAATAACTTTATAGAGTAACTTAGATATCTGCTGAGGAGATCCGGGATTAAAGTCTGGCCAGTCTGCCATGATCCTTAATCTAGCCTTAAGTCCATCTACCTTAGCTTGTGCCTCTGCTTTGATAGGAGCCATACGCTCTTCATCTAGCTTGATACCCTCAAAGCCATAGCCTATAGCTGGGAATACTAGAGGATACATTATAGCAAAGTTCTTCCATGCCCAGTCAGGCATATACTTAATTATCTCTAGTAAGCACCTAGCTGTATTAATAGTATCCTTAGCACAGTACTGTAGTCTATCATCTGATACTTCCTCTTTCCAGTAATAGTAATCAGTCAATAAGATAGAGGATACAAAGGCTAGAGACTTATCAAGCTCTGCGTGCCAACACTTCCACATATACTCTGTGTCTAGGAGATAAGCACGTACAGGTATTCTAAAGCGTAATAGTTGGAAGCAATCAAAGGCTCCATTATGGAATGCCTTAGGTACAGGGTTCTCTAGTATGGCTTGAATGTCCTTATGGAATCCCCAAGTGTCAAACACATAGGTCATACCTATCTGAGAGTCCTTGATAATAGTAAAGGAAATTACATCTATATCATTCTGCCTAGTAGTCTCAATATCAGCTACTATACAATCAGCTTGACCAAGCTCCTCTATAATAGAGTCTATGTCTTCAAAGGCATCTACAATTTGATAGGTGTATGTGTGAGCATACTCACCTTTAGCTATAGGTACTAGCTTAGCCATGTCCTTTTCCATAATCCACCTGCCCGTCTTAGTTGCATGAACCATATGCAAAGGACTGATTATAAGGATAGGAATCTCGGTCTGTAGTACTGCGCCTCTCCACTCTGATATGTTACCTTTACCTGCTACTAATTCCTTAAGTGTATCAGGACTAGAGACTACTATTACATCAGCTTTTATTTCTTCGGCTCTATTTAGTAGCTTAGAATAAGAGGCTGTACCAACGAGTATTGATCCCTCAAACCCATAGGGCTTAAGCATTGCTGCCAATACTCCTTGATACCTCCTATCTCTGGATGAGATATTAGCTAAGATACGCATTTAGTTATCGCTTCTATGTTTAAGTCTACTGGAGTAACCACCGCTAATAAGCGCCCATTAGAAAGCTCAGGGCTTATGGTTCCATGATTAAACCACATGATACGCTTTCTCCCTCCATAAGTATCTACTTCTACAATCCTACCTAGGGAGTTATTATCAGTAAGAAAGTAATCACCCATAGCTAAGCTAGATAGCTCCACCTTATTAGTCTTATGTATGATTGTAATCTCAGAAGCCATTACCAGCCCACCGTACAAACTATATCATCTAGGACATAGCCTAAGCCTTGCATACCCATAGTCTCAGGGTTATTCGTAATAATAGCATCAGCCATTTGGCTTAGGTCTTGCTCTGTACTACATCCATTAGTAGAGCAATTAGGATTATCAATCCAGATGAGAGTACCACCTAAGTTCCGTAGCCATTCTGCTTCATGAGGCATACGGATATCAGGGATAACAATACGGTCTGCATACTTAGGAAGTCTGGATAGCTTCTCCCCTACTACCTCACACCAGACATCTGAGCCTAAATCTCTACGTAACCCCTGACCTATACCTACTAGTATATCTCGTACTTTACGGCCTCCTATACTTAAATGATCTTTAACTGTCTGGTCATCTAAATCTAATCCTATAAGATCAGGGTATAATTGCTTAGCAATATCTTTGATAGGCTCTGCTAAAGGGTAAGCTGTAGCTATACCTAGAGTATCTGTAAGGTAATTAGCTGCTGTAGTTTTGCCTGATCCTTTGAACCCTGCCAGTCCTATAATCATTTTATTCATCCTGCCCACCTATTACTTTTAGTAAGCATACCCCTCTTGTGTTGTGCTACTCTGCGGGCACACTCTTGCTTACCTTGGTGAGGCATACCCCTAATGGCTAGTATCTTAGTAGGAAAGCGCTTCTTAAATTCTTCTACAGTGATGCCATATATTTTGGCTGCTTCCCCTAATCCTATAAAACTTCTACGTCTTCCCATTGTCTTTCTCCTTTCTGCCTGTGAAGCCATTATGATGGCTATTAGTTATCATCTCTTCCCCTCGCTGCATACGCTCCCAGAAGTCTAAGTCTCTTTCACTTACTGGGTCTATGCACCTCTCGAATCCACAACCATGTAGAGCGTTCTGAAACGCTAGGTCAGAAGTTTCGGGGAATACTATGTGCTGCCATGTTTCATTCTGACAGTCTTCAAAGTCATTAGCTACAGGTAAGCCTAAGAGTTCTAAGCTCTGCATCATACCATAGATATAGAGTAGTGCTTTTTGCATATCCTCTGTTAATTCTATGTGTAGATTCCTGCGATAGTGTACTACTTCTACACCCTTTAAAGTCGGCATGATCTCTCCCCTATTCTGGCAAAGGCATTATCATATATAGCTTTGATATAATCCTTACCCGCTTCAAAAGCTTCTGCTTTGCCAGCACCATACATATAATTAGCTACTGCCATAAGACTAGATTCTCCATGCCTAGAGATATCTTTTATATCTCCATTAGAGAATACTATGCGTATAGTATCTTTATTCTCTTCTATCTTTACGGGTGTTTTCATTCTACGTGGCCTCTCAGTGAATACCCCAGTATTAATCCTGCTACAAAGAATAGCAGAAAGGCTAAGGCTTGTATTAATGTAGTTAGTTGTTCCATAATCTAAAGACTCTCCTAGAAAGTATTGGGATTAGGGAGTTCCGGCTAAGATATTCAGTCATCCCCTGCTTAGACAGGAGCAAACGGGTGGTAAACGAGAACCCTAGACCTATTGATCGCGGAACATAAAGACTATCCCTACTCCTGCCTCTCTTAGTACAATGACCATGTGTAACGCCAAGGTTCTTAGGAGAGATCGAAGTTTGCAAGAGCAGGGATAGGTACTACTTAGCGTGGTAAGAGCTTAATCTTAGAGAAGCGCAGGTTAGTGTACTCTCCAGATGTAGTCTCCTTAGTTACAGCAGAGAACTTATAGCCCTCTTGGTACTCATCAGAATCCAGCATTGCCACGATGTCTGAGATAGAGGCACCTTTGATAGCATCTTCATCTAAGAGCTTCTTGACACGAGCTTTAAAGAACTCCATACCTTGCTTGGTACGTTGCCAGCCTTCTGCACAGAGAGAGCCTACTTCTGACGGTATATCATCGTCATTAGATTGCTCAATAGTTTCCAGTAACTTATAGGTAATGTTAATACGCTTGTCCTTTACCTTACAGCTAGTCACTGCAAACTCATGGTGGCCATTCACAGGATTAACAAACTCCGGTGCTGCCTCTACATCATCTATATTAGCATCCAGATCGAAGAGTTCTTCTTCTGCTTCACCACCTACTGCTGTATTATTTTCTTCACTCATAATATATCTCTCTTTAAAGTTATGACCTTACGGTCTAGGTTATGTCCCAGCGACTGGGACTGTGTAACTGCTTAAGGCAGTAAGTCTATTCTCTACGAGAATCCGGGTTATAAGTCCAAAATAGGGTTTTATTCCAAGCCCTTCTCTCTTCCTTAGTCATAGATCCTATACACCAAGCTAGTACTACTCCATGGATATTAAGTACTTCCCATCTATCTAGCTTAGCATTATAGGTCATCATTAAGTTGTACTCTCTGGGAAGAGCAAATCTTCCATGCTAGGATACTCCTTAGCATTCTCTAACTTAGCTCCTGTACGTGAGCCTGTTAGTAGTGTTGGTTTATAGGTAGAGCTAGAGCCTATCTTATGCTTACGTAGCTCTACTGATAGATAAACTACTTGTCCGAAGTACTTGCCTACATTCTTAGAATAGTTCTGTGAAAGTATTAGCGGGACAGTCTTTAGTATTTTACCTTCATCGTCGGTAATGTCAAGTGAATGTGTAATCATTACTATATTAGTGTTAACAGCCTGAGTACAAGTAAAGATATCATTTAACATCTTACTAGAGTCTACATAGTAGAGCCTCTTATCTTTATACCCACCATCTCTTAATGCTATATTATGTACAGAGGTAGCAAGCTGAGAGCCTGAGTCTATAACTACTAGATCTCTCTTACCCATAGATATTAAGTTCCAATCCGTCTTATCCTCTGAGCCACATAATGGGCATCTAACCTTACCATGCTCATGGCAGATAGGTACAGGCTGCTTAGCTGTAAAGGCTTTAAGAATAGTCTCTCCTGCTACAGGATTATTAGGATTATCTACAACATTAAAGACATGAATCTTCTCTAGCTGTTCATCTGTAAGGTCAGAGTGTAGTAAGGTTTCTACTCCATGCTCTAAGTCAAACCACCAGATGTTATCTATCTGATCCATCTTAGCTGCTGTACCTACGAACTGTGTCTTACCAGTCTTAGAGTCACCGTAGATTAGAATCTTATTAGGACTCAATGCCTTCTCTTTCAATGCTTGCCTTGCTGCAAGTAGGTTCTTAATGCTCATATTACTTCTCTTCCCTTAATAAATAGTTAAGCTCTGCAGTATCTATACCTGCATCATTTACGCAAGGTAAGTGCTCCATATTATAGTAATGCCAAGAGCTATTAGGATATTTAAATACTGGAACACTATAAGCTGTAAACTTCCACCACCAGTGCCCTATAGTTATATCTACCTTAGCTTTAATAATCCTATTATTATCCCCCCCTAATAGAGCGAGGGGCTTATAGTTTGAGTACCGATGGCTCATACTGTAGTACCTCTTGGAAATGTAACCTTACCTCCTAGAGCATAAGCTCTAATCACTCTGATAAGTTGTTCCTTAGCTTTCTTTATTGGTACATACTTAGGCTTGTCCTCTACAGCTAAGCGGTACTCTACCTTATAAAGTTTGGGTGTACCTTGACTAACTTTCTGTACTACAAATACTAACTGTACTGTAGTAGTGTTGCCTAGGTTATCTGCTACCATGAGTTGATTAAGTACGGAGCTTAGATAACCTACTGCTAATGTCCTCTGTCTTTGTGATAGTGTGGCCATGGAGTTGTTCCTCTGTTAGTTTAATTAGATCGTCTATGTGAAATACATAATCCCATTCTACTTCTGCCTTCTGCTTATTATAGGTTGCTGAGTCTGTATAGGCATCTAAGTCACAGGTGCCATAGAGATAGCAAGCTTTATTAAATTGTACACAAGATTGCCCATGCTTAGGGTAATAGTCCATCTCTCTGTATATACACATCTGATCATATAAGAGTTGAATATCTATCAACCATTCTAGTCTATCCTTTAGAGTCTTAGTAAACTCATAGACTTTGAGCCTAGGTTTCCAACTGCGTATCAGTTGCACTACTGGATAGTATACGGTAAAGCTGGCGTCTGCCTGTATAGCTCCTAAGATTAGAGAATACCCTAAACCTTGTGGACTATTACCATATAGAGGACTAAGGTCTTGTAGATTTAATCCGGTAGACTTAACCTCATAGACTGCTAACTGCTTAGTATATCTATTCTGGAGTACTGCATCCATAAATCCGCAATAGTAATCCTCTTCTCCTGTGACTGGATCAGTACCTAGTACTAGCTTAAAGCTAAGCTCTAGAGCAGGTTTACCATTAGGCATTATATAAGGACGCCAGTCAGAGCTAAGATCAAAGTTGAGTATAGCTAATACTATAGACTCAAAGCATTTATTCGCCTCCTCATTCCAATGGTAATGGGCTAAGGCTACAGCTATAGCTAAGTCTCTGTTGCGAGTATCCATTAAGCATTGTAGTCCCCATCCTAGAGCTGTACCGTAGTCGAAGTGTACATTGTTCTCATTAGATTGATCTTCTCCCTCACCTTGCAGCTTAGAGATCTGATACTTTCGGGGACATGACTGCACTAAATTGTTTGTGCTATAACTAAGTCTCATCTAACCATACCTCTATAAGTTTTAAGTTATTAGGATGAGTTATCATCTTAGCCTGTCCTAGCCGTAGGAACATAGGCTCACCACCGAACATCTCTATAGTCCACCTATCATAGGTAGCACCAAATTCAGGAGATACTTCAATCCTTAGCTTAAACTTATCTCTAGGCATAAACTCCGGCATGTTCTTATTGACATAGATATTAATGCCTTGGAAGTTTCCTATTGGTTGTGGTAATCCTTCCATTAGCTCTTACTCCTAATCTTAGTTCTCCAGTAGCCTCTGTCAGTTTTACGTCTAGCGGGCTTAGGTTCTTTAGGTGGGGCGTTCTTACACTGCCCTCCATAAGGCCAAGGTTCATTAGCATAACGCTCTGTAGCTTCACCACAGAACTCACACTTATAGTATCTGTGTTGCCCCTTCTGTGCGGATAGTTCCCACTTATGCCCTCTCATAGATCCCACCATACACTTATAGTGAAGATAGCTAGTGAGGCTAATATAGTTATTGCATATAGCTCTGCCATTGTCCTGCTCCTAGAATAGTATATCGTCTTCGCTGAGTATTTCCATAGGCTTATCTTTAGCTGTCTTAGCTGTTATTCTTTTCTTCCTTGGAGCCTTCTTCTTAGCCTTCTCTTCCATCTCCTGCTTGATGCCTGTAGTAATCATAGCACCTTTGGCTATCATACCTATCTCTTGATCTTCAAGTAGATAGACTAAGTCAGGAGTCTTATGCAGTTCCTTAGATAGTTCTTGTAAGGCTCCTCTAATATCATCAGGCTGGAGGTCATGCTCCTTAGCTATGAGTTCTTCAAACTCTCCGAGCTTAGCCCGAAATAAATCTAGTGCTTCTTCTGCCATGGGAACTTCCTCTCTTTAGTCCAGTCTATTGGTAAGATAATAATTAGGGTACTGAATACAGGTAATACTAGCTGTGAGATTATAACCTTAACCCAGGTGTAAGTAGACCATATAGATATAGGGTGATCTACATGCTTAGCCAGTATTAGATTCATAAGTATCCCGCATAGTACCAAATCAATGTATGCTAATATCCATAGGTTCATGATGTTTTAGTCCTTATAGTTGTGCCATTCGGTGAGGATAGCTTGATCTCTACGTCGTAGAAGTCGGGGTCTCCTATGCGCTCAGTCTTAAGGAACTTCATTCTAGACCTGTCGTTAGTTCCCTTAAGAGAGCGATGCTTCTCTCTAGTTAAGGCATCATACATAGTCTTATAGTCATCCTTATGCACAATCAACTGTATCTCATCATTGGCATAGAGAGTATTCCATATATCCTCTGTAGATTGATCTTCTTCTTGACTCATAGTTCTAGCTCCAGTGGTGATTTTAAACCTTTACTAAACTCTCCTATAAGGAGGTCTATCAATTCAGGACAATAGCCTAAGCTATAGCCTAACATAAATTTTATTTGGTTTGCCCTATTAGAGTTAAAGGCAGAGTGTTCATCTTTACCTTGGCAGTGACTACAGGATGCAGTTATCTTACCACCTATACATGCTCCTAAGTGTGAGTGACAATTAAGGCAGAAGTTTGGATGATAGAGAGGTGATCCATATAAGATTTCTTTCCAAGTCCAAGGTAATAAGTCTAAGGCTATAAGATCCTCCTGTCTAGGGCAAGGGAATAGATGCTTAATCTCCCGCTCATATTTGGGGAACCTTATGCCTAAGACTATCCTTATCTTTATAGCTGCTGGTATCATCGGTTTAGTTGTTGCTCCGAGTACTCTCTGATTATAGCTTCAACTTGTGCTATGCAAGTATCTAAGGGCATACCTGCTAGTGTCATTTGATGTACTGATGAAGCTACTATAGCTGAAGCCCCTATACATACAGCATCTGATCCCAGAGATCCTTCTTTAATCATTGAGTTTAAGACTACTACAAATCTATCTGTGACCTCTTTAGCCTTATCTGTTAATACCTTTATTGCTTGCTCTTCTTGCTCTGACATTCTATCCTCCTATTGGATCTTCTTGGGTTAATTTATCCATATACTGACAGAACTCTATACCTATTGTGGCATAGTTTCTATACTCACCTCTGATACGCTTAAGATCTTTAAGCATTTGTTTAGTTAATTTTTGTTTTTTGGTTTTAAACTCTAAGAATTTGATATAATTATCTGATTCCTGCATAAGCCTTTCACCTTCATCAAGCTGAGCTGCTCTCTCGTCTAGCATAGCCTCTAACTCATCTACTCTTGCCTTTAATGCACTTACTTCTAGAGGGCTAGCTTCTCTTGCTGCATCTATAATTATATCATATTCTTCCTTTTCTAGTACTACCTTTTCGCTTAGTGTATACATTATCGTTATTCTCCTATTGCTTCTAATAGTTTATTGATTATAACTGTATCATCCTCTGCACTTCTAGAGTATGTAAATTGCTTGATTAATGCTGTTATCCGTCTTAGCTCTTCTGTTTTAATGCTTAAATTAGATGTAAGTATATCCTTAGATGCTACTAACTGTTGATACTTAGATAGTGAGGTTACTACCTTATTCTGATCTGGCATTAGAAACTCCCACTGATTAGAATTAATAGAAAGGCTATAAGGATACATAAGGCCTCTAGGTGACTAGGCTTCATACAGGTGCCGCACTTAGTGCATAGAGGGAATCTAAATGGTTATACATACGCTCTTCATCCTCTGCATCTTCTATTTGCTTAGCTTTAGATTGAATTAGTATCAGCCTCCTCTCTAGGTGTTCTATCTTTTGTTCGTAGTGATCCTTTAAGCAAGTTCCTGTTAGGCATTTAGTGCTCATTGGTTGTCTCCTAGGTTGTACCCTGTAGGTATGTTTACTTCTTGGTCTAAGTAGCCTGTACCATTAAAGAATGCTATCTTATCCTGCAAAGAGTTGCCTTTGATGCGAGGACTCTTAATCATCTTATCTATTACATGCTGCTGGCCTAAGACTATAAGCTTTTTCTTAGGTCTAGTCATACCTGTATAGAGCATCTCTCTATAGAGAGCTGAGGCATTAGAGTCATGGACTACAAAGATTACATTGTCCCATTCAGAGCCTTGAGCTTTATGCACTGTAAGGGCATAGGCTAAGTAGAAGTTTTCAGCTCCTAGTGCTCCTGCTGTATTGACTTCTAGCTCTCCTATACCATCTATGTGTAGCTTGATAGTGTGAGAGGCTGCCCTCTCTGTGAGCTTTTTCGGGTCTGAATCTACATCTAGGTTAGAGTAGTCTATATTAAGTACGTCTGCTAAGTCTATAGAGTCTAATGAATCTAGTATGTCATCATGTAAGTCCTCTGCTTTAGCATCCATACCCCAATAGTCTAGAGTCTTAGATGCAGGCATAGGTAGCTTACCCACAAACTTAGGATTGATAGATATATCTGTGACTATAGCCTTTTGTTTATTGTATAGAACATGATCTCCCACTGATAAGTAGATAGTAGCTATACCTGCTATGATCTCATAGACCTCTCTGTCCGCCTTACGAGCTAGATATGTGCCTATAATATTATTCATATGCTGAGCGCCTATATGCTCATCCTTAAGTTTATTATAGGGTGATAGGATAATGCTGTCTCCGAGTACGAACTTGCCTAGCTCTATAAAATTGGGAAGAGCCTTAGCTAGTGCTTGCTTAAAGCGGAAGATACCAGTCTTAGTCTTAGAAGATCCATGCAAGACTTCTACCCCTTCACCATTAGGTAATAGATCAGTCTGGATAGACTTACCTGATAGTACATTATAGGCCTGTCTAATGATGGGTGACTCTAGAGCCTGTCTATGTATAGTCTTAAGTTCTACTACAGGAAGAGCAAGCAAGGCATAGGATAGAATAGACTTTCCACCTATAGGAGGTAGCTGAGATATATCTCCGAGTATAATGATCTGACACTCTGGAGGTAAAGCATCCTGTAGCTGATTCCATAAGCCTGAGTCCTTCATGACTGCTACTAATGATCCTTCCTCTAGTACTAAGTGAGTTATATTTAAAGGATTAGCTGCTGTCCTAGTAGGGAAGTACTGCATTACAGAGCGAGTCTCTTGAGTCTCTTCATCCCATACATCTACATAGTCTCTAGAGTATTCTAATAGGTTGTGAATAGTAGTAATGTTTAAGCCCGTACCTAACCATTCCTCAAGAGTAGGATTAGAGAGCAAAGCTTTACGCATATTATCTGTAGCTTGATTAGTCCATGATACTACTGCTACACTAGGCGCTTCTGCATACTCTCCGACACCTTTAATGCGGTACTGTATCTGAGTTATAATATGTGCATGGTACTGCATCCAAGTTAGAAGTATAGCCTGATTAGTAGTAGTCTTACCAGTACCAGCATTACCTATAAGGCAGAAGGACTGCCCATAGCGAGCTTTATCTACTGCGAAGGCCTGGTCAGAGTCTAGAGAGATCCTATTACCCTCTTTATCATATAGAGGTAAAGCATCGGGGTCTGGCTCAGGCTCTACTTCTGCTATATGTAAGTGCTTAGACTTCATCTTCTGCATCATAGCAGATAGAGAGGATTTAATTTCTTCTGGCTCTCTCTTATCTCTAGGAGCAATGGACATATCTAGGGAGGCTTCATGCTCTACAGACTTATCTAGCATGGACTCCATAGACTTATCTACTACACTAGTCTCTAGAGGCTCAGGCTTAGCTTCTACCTTAGCTTTAAGCTTATCAAAAGGATTCATGAGTGACTACCTCTTAGGCTTAGATAGCCATGACTGGCATCACGTAGGATACTTGATACTATATCAAAGTCTACGCTCTCATGCCCTTCCTTACAGTTATACATCAGTAATCCATAAGTCTCTAGGGTTATATAGAGTGTTAGGGTTATGTGACTAGTTATGATCTCATTCTTTATATGACTAGTTATGTCCTTATACTCGTCTATAATAGCTTTAGAGGCTTTAAGGTCTTTCTGGAGTATAAAGCGTATAGCCTTGATAGCTGCTATAGCATCTGTATGAGGATTAGGGATAGATATTGTTAGTTCAATGTGTTTATTGGCGTCTATTGGCATGACTTAGAACTCCACTTCGTTGTTTGAGTTTGCTTTGACTCTAAGGTCTGATACGATATAGGCAAAGGCTTGATTAGCTATCTCATTTATATCTTTACGGATAGACTTATGTATATCTGATAGAGCCTTAGCTAGTCTATGCTGCACTCCAGAGTCTAGTAGTATTTCTTTGTCGTACTGGTCTAGAGCTACACAAATAGACTTAAGTTTAGGCTTAGGGCATAGGCTAGGATGTAGCTTAGCTTGCTGCTTTAATGCTCTAACTACTTTAGGAACATGCTTGTTATTAGCTAAGAGTTCTAAGAGCCTATCTTTCTTCTTAATTTTTCTCTCTTTGCGTACATCCTGTGCATGTGCTTCATTCTGTAGTATATGTAGTATTTCTGCCTGCTGCAAGCTAGGGATAGCTGAGGCTATAGTATTGTCAGCATTTACAGCCTGCCTATTCTTAGCTAGGCATACTTGTATCCAGTTATTAATTGATTCTATACCATTGCAGCATGATGTTAGTGCAAATTTGGGGCAAGCTAGGGATATGTCTGCAATGATTGGTATAGCTTTATAGAAGAGTTGAAGTTTAGCTATAGGATAGTCCCTTAAGCACGTATTAATCTTAGCTAGATCTGATACTGCTATAGATTCTTCTTGGCATAGTTCATGCTCTTGTATAAGTGTAAGTATAGCTCCTGCAAGTAGAGACTTATCTGAGCCATGCTTGTTTATAGCTTTAATCAGAGAGCTACGGTTGCGAAGCTGGAACAGCGGATGAATAGTCTCTAAGATATATTTAGAATAGAGAGTATCCTTGTATGCTATTTCTGTGCCTGATAGTGAGCATATAGAGTACTTAAGGCTATGCAGATTGTCTTGCGATGCTGCTTTGTCTCTTGCTTGCTGTAGGGCTTGAGGTATCCTATCTGCTTGAACTGTTATAGCCCTCATGTGATAAGATTCTAAAGGTAGGTCTTGGTTTTGTTTAGTCATTAGTCTTTATTCCTTATAGTCTGATAGTCTAGTGTCTGATAGGGGATACAAGTTTGGCTTTAAAGTAACTTTCCTCTTGCTGTGTGACTTCACAGAGCCATACTTGACCAGCTTGTACTAAGCCTACCGCCTCTGGATTGATAAAGCCTATCTGTCCTGTATCTATAGAGCGTAGTATATAACCATCCCTATTCCTAGTATTTCTTATAACTCTGCATCTAGTCATTGTTTATAGTCCTATAGCCCTCTAAGGCTAAATAGCGTGGGCAAATTCCCACTTGAAAACCATTTTACCATTATTTTTCATTTTTTGTCAAATTTAAATATTTTTTTATTTATCACGTTTTAGGGGCGGGTGGACTATGGAATGGTGACAATCTTAGAGAGAGTACAAGAATGGGTTAGGGTTAGGTCTTGATCTTAGATAGGGTTTATGATCTTAGAGTTAGCTCTTCGTGACGTCTATTATATTAAGGTATCAAAATTTATATTATAATTCTTTATAGGCATAGGAACTGTAAGTACTAAGGCAGACCCATAGGTCTGCTAGGGCTACTCTCTAAGGCTATAGGCTAGTATAGGGTAGTCTAGGCTGATACGGAAAATATGGCATGGTTCAGGTTCACCCCCCGTCGATACGTAGGAAATATTAAAAAATTCAAATAATGAAATATTAAAAGGTTTTCCGTGATAATGATTTTTCCGTAGACTCTTATATATATAGTATAGATAGACTGCCTTATAAGTCGCTGGTAATTAGGTGTTCCGTATAATAGTTGGATATTAAAAGCCAAAAAGTCATATAAGGATAATATGTGGATGTGTGCAGGTTTGGCTACTTCCTTGTAGCCTTGATAGATTATTGTACTAATACATACTTTGAGACTAGATCGGCCAGCTTGCGAACCTCCTCACTGGTTTTAGCTGCCTGAGCCTGTAACAGGCTAGGTGTACTAGTTTCATTGTGGATAAGGTTATCAATGCTATCAGCCATTTCTAGCAAGGTGCTGGTAATTTCGTCGGTTGGATTAGTCATGGTGTTATGCCTTTAAGTTGTGCGCCTTCCTTGGCGCTTGATAGATTTATGCTGTTAGTCCTGCCAGACGTAACAGGCCATGTAATGCTTGGATTTTAGACTTGATTATAACTTTAAGTCGTTTACATTCATTTAGTGCTAAGCCTTTATTGATGAATGGATTAGGCTTGCCTTTTAAATCTGCTCGATTGATGTTGTAGAGTGCCAGGTAAGTGTTAAGTTCTCGACGATACTTAGCTATAGTATTAGGCATATATAATTGATTAGGTTTCATGCTGTTTCCTCTTTAGTTGTTTGACTCTAAGAGTATAGCAGAATATAGGACTATAGCCAGAAATAATTGAAAATAATTCTATATGTTAAGTTATATTATACATTATTGCTAAGAATAGAGATCTCTTTAATTATATAGTACTGTTAGGGGTATAAGTTGCTCTTGTTAGAGAGGCGTAGAAAGGCTTAGAGCGTAGATTTTTATTTTCTTTAAAAACTTGCCTTATCGACTCTAGTTTGCTAATATTGTATTACTGGTTAGCAGTTAGGCAGCCAGTTCTATTTTTAATCTAATTGGAGTTATATATTATGAGTGAATCTAATAATCAAGCAGCACCAGCAGCAATTAATAAAGACTGGCACGAATCAAGGTTGCCACTAGCTACCACTATCAAAGGTAGTGACGGTAAAAATAAGCGTAGTGTATTAGGATATGAAGATGTCTTGATCCCTAGCTTGGATTGTTGCGGGGAAGGCTATCCAGAACCCAAAGAGATCAAGCTGGATCAAAACGGAGTTATTGAGTTCGTATATGAAAGTGAGCAAGATTCTATCCTTCAAAAGGGTTTAACTGCGGCTATCTTACAGCCTGTTCGTGGTACGGTTCAATGGTCTAAGGATGAGGACGGCAACCCAGTCTATAACGGTCTAAGCTCGCCTTGTGCAACTAACTGGACTACTTTCCTTGAATCCTCTGGCGGCTCCATGTTTATGGCTGTTAAAGCTGAATGGATTAATAAGTTTAAAGCTTATGCGGCAGCGTTGACAGTTCCAGAAAATGCTAAGGCTATGCTTATCAGACTTATAGAGAGCGGAAAAGCTATTGAACAGCAGCCAGATGGTGTACGGGAGAAAGTAGCAGCTCACGTTGTTACGTTCATTGATACTCTAGGCACTGATGATGCAGACGCTATCAGCCAGTACTCGAATAAAATGGCAGAGTATCTGCAAGCCAAGACTCCTGAAGCTGATGCTTTTGAGTTCTAAGCTATAGTATAGGGTCAAGGCTTAGCCAGTAATGGCTTGTAAGTCCTTGATTTATAAGGAAAATTTCTAAGTTCTATAATGAGTTCGCTACGCTCACAACTAAGATCATTTATAAGATCTAAGAGCATAAGGTATAAAATCTCTAAGAGCATTTATATAAGTGCATAAGGAATGCACAGCATGTGTATTTATATAAGAGCCAAATCAAGAGAAGGTGGGGGGTAGAGACCTTTTTAACCTCTGCGAAGGCGCTTAATCAAAAGAAGCTCTAAATTATTTCACAAAAATTTGAGGTACTATGAACTCTAAGGCATTACAGTCCACGGAATTACCTTTAGATAAGATCGCTACAATGATCTCTCTAGACATTCCAGTAGATAAGATTGCACTCTCTCTAGGATGCACTCCGGACAAAGTACGCCAGCTCATAGATCACTCAGAGCCTCTACAAGACCTCTTAGTCGAAGCTACTGCTAAGCAAGTACAGCATGACATACAAACAGATGTCACACTTAAAACCATAGAGCGTACACTCCTAACAAAGATCAAGGAGCTTATACCTAGCTCGGACTCTCTAGCTGAAGTCACGGGGGCACTCCAAAAAATAGCTACTGTAAAGGCCGCTGAGCAGAAGGCAGGCGCACAGCAGGCAGAGCCGGGGACTACCCTCAACTTACAACTATCACATATAGGTGAGGCCACTATCCAGCTATCCCTATCAGCAGAGAATCAGATAGAATCTATCAATGGAAGAACTATGGCTCCTATGCCATACAAGGCTACTATGGATATACTCACGTCTAAGAAGCGTCCAAATGATGCTCAAGACATAGCAGATGCCCTAGAGATCCCAGGCATAGAGGACTTAGCTAATGAAAGCCAACTTAAGAAGACTCTCACTATTGAAGAGCTGGAGAGAGAAGAAGGCTCCTCCCAAGAGAAGGATGCCTAATGGCTCTAACCCTAGAACAGACAGAGGAGCTGCTAAGGACTGATCTAGACTTCTGGGCTAGCTTCTGTATGCCAGATATAACCTCATCTAAGTGGCCTGACTTTTACAAGGAAGTCTGGGCATATATGATAAAGCAGCTTTGGGTGCTCAAGGTACAGAATGATCCAGACTATACAGAGGAGCGCATAGGAGAACTCTTCAGGTTCGCTCTAGGGCTACCTCGTGGCCATGCTAAGACTACATTCATAAAGCTATTAATTGTCTATGCTATCCTATACGGACTTATAGACTTCCTACTAGTAATAGGAGCTAATGAGCAGCGTGGCCAAGATATACTCACAGACGTATCCGACATCCTATGCTCAGACAATGTAGCTCAAGTATATGGATCTTGGAAGTCTGGGCTAGGTAAAGATGCTAAGGATATTAAGACCTGTCGATTCCAAGGTAGAGAGATAATCCTAGCAGCTATAGGATCAGGTACATCCATACGTGGTCTTAACATAAAGAATAAGCGTCCTCAATTCATACTCTTTGATGATGCACAGACTCAAGCTAATGATGAGTCACCAGCAGAGCGAGAAAAGCTTATGCGCTGGGTAGTAGGTACAGCTATAAAACTTCGTGATCCTGTGCGCTGTGCTGTATTCTGGGTAGGCAATATGTACTCTGAGGAGTGCATTCTATACAAATTCCAGAAGTCTAAGAAGTGGGTATCACTTGTAACTGGTGCTATCCTAGCAGATAAGACTGCTCTTTGGCCTGCTATACGTACTATAGAGTCCCTAATGGATGAGTATGAGCATGACGCTGAGATGGGAGAGGCTGACACTTGGTTCGCTGAGATACAGAATGATCCTAGAGGAGCTAAGCGCGGGCTACTCCCAGACGGATTCTTACCTATACCAGAGGAAATAGACCATGAGTCTAGAATAGGCTCATTTATTACTATAGACCCTGCTGGTATGAAGAGGAACTCTGACGACAATGTTATAGTAGTACATAATGTATACCCTGACTGGAAGCTAGATATACCTGCTCTTACAGCTAAAGTTATGGATCCGGAAGCAGTAATAATGCAGACTATATCCTATGTTATAGACTATAGATGCTCCGCTATATTTGTAGAGGCTGTAGCCTATCAAGCCACATTAGCCTTCTGGATGCAGAAATACATAAAAGCATACCATCTAGACAAGGCTATAGAAGTGATAGAGCTACCTACAGGCAAAGCTAACAAGCTATCACGCATTAGGTCTTGGATTAAATCTCTACTAGCTAAGATATCTACTATCTCTTGTATGAAGGTACGCTCAAAAGTCTTATTCCAAGCTATACAATTTAAGATAGACAAGACTAATAACATAGACGACATACTAGATTGCTGCTCTATGCAAGAAGCTGTAAAGAATAAATGGCAACATAAAGTACACTTAACCTTAGCTCCAGGACAGACAGTATCCTCTGCTAAAGTACAAACCAATAATACACCTATTGACTCTAGACTAAGGAGATCTACACGTGGCTGAAAAACTTCCTATATCACGGCATGGGCATGACCTACTAGTAAAGGATATAAAGCTACTAGTAGAGAAGCAGAAACAATTTAAGTCTTTCAATGATAAGCTTGAAGCTATAGATAAGGCTTATGCGTCTGCTGTAGATCAAGCTATCAAGGATGCAGCTGAAGATGCAGATACTCCTATAGAAACACCACTAGTCGTCTCCCAGGTAGACACTGTAGTAGGCTATCTAGCTGAAGTCTATCTCACAGGATATCCTACATTCGGTATAGTCGCTGAAGGAGACATGATCTCTGTAGGTGAGAAGATGGAGGCTCTAATAGACTCCTTTGCTGAAAAGTCGGGCTACACTAAGCATATCCTAAGGCACTTCGTAGATGGAGCTAAGTATAATGTCAATGCTCTAGAGTCTGCTTGGGAGCCTAATAGAATCCTAACAGTCCAAAACTCTAATACAGTCTCTACTGAAGCGCCTGAAGTAGGCTTCGAATTAGAGTACCTAAATAAGCTTATATGTCCTGATCTCTATAATATGTTCTGGGATTATCGCTATGACCCTACAGAAGTAGCTGATCGTGGTGACTATATTGGCTACAATGGTATCTACTCTAAGATAGAGCTTAAGCGTCTAACCCTGCTACTTAATAAGCAGGATATTGGCATGAATACTAATGAGGCTCTATCATCTAAGATGCAATCTATGGACTCTGTTTATGTTGAGCGTCCTATCATATCTGAGTTCATCACAGACCGTAAAGACTCTAACTGGGAAGAGTGGGCAGACGGAATAGACGCCAATAAAAGAAAGTCTAATATAGACTACTCTAATTCCTACTTAGTCACTAAGGTCTATATACGCATCATTCCTAATGAGTACAGGGTCATATCTCCTACTCCTGCTGAGCCTGAGATATGGAAGTTATGGGTAGTAAACCTAACTACTATCATAGGAATGGAACGTATCTATACTCCTAATGATGCCTTGCCTATCAAGATGGGACAATACAATGATGATGGCTTTGCCTATCAGACTCGCTCTGTAGCTGAAGGTATACTGCCTTGGCAGGATGTAGCTTCTGAGCTAATCAATATCCGTTTGAATGCTGCTAGACGCTCACTATCAGATAGAGCTATCTATGATAAGGACTATATTGATCCTAATGATGCTAACACTCGTACTCCTGCTGCTAAGATTCCTCTAAAGACTAGCTTACGCACAGGTGAGAAATCTATAGATTCTGTCTATAGAGCTATCCCCTTTGACTCTAATGGTGTAGCCTCAGTCTCTCAAGACTTGCAGACTACTATCCAGATGGCAGAATACGTCCACGGATTCAATAGTGCCTCACAGGGTACATTCCGTAAGGGCAATAGGACTCTAGGAGAATTTGAGGGAGTACAATCTGGAGCAGATAACCGCTCTAGGCTTATAGCTCTAAGAGAAGAGACAGCTGTCTTCACTCCTATCAAACAGTCTATCAAGTTTAATATCTTACAGTTCCAAGAGAAAACAGATATACTAGCTCTCTCTACTGGTAAGCCTTTACAGATAGACCCAGAAGAGCTGCGTAAGAATATCATGGAGTTCAAAGTAGCTGACGGCTTTACACCTAAGTCTAAGCTTATGTCTCCTGAGGCTGCTACACTAGCCTTCCAGACTGTACAATCTGTGCCTAGATTAGCACAAGAGTATGACATCTCTGGACTATTCGCTCATCTAATGGGCACTATAGGCTTCAGCGGTGTAGAGAAATATAAGCTTACACCTGAGCAGCAGCAAACAAGGCCACCAGAAATAGACCCAGCAACAGGGCAACCAGTAGGAGTACCTAAAGATGCCAACACCCAAGTATAATCACTGCCAACGCTATGACTTCACTCCAGGAGAACTAGAGCAGATAGATAAGCTACTACAAAGCAATCTCCTGCAAGCATACATCCAGAACGCCCTAGCAGAAGAGATACTCTTTGGTATCCAGACTAGCTCTGCATCTGACAGAGATAATGCTATCAAGCAAGCTACAGTACAGGGTGCTGTTATCCTAGCTGAGAAACTTATACGCACAGAGGCCGGAGCCTAATGATATCCAGCGCAGCACTCCTATTCTTAGACCCATATCGCTTACCTCGAAATGGCCGACAGGCACCAGAGGGACAGGCCGCTCCCCAAGAGGCAAAGCCTCTAAGGAGCATAGGCCGCAAGCCGACAGGCGGAGAACCACTACCCGCCATGCCCGACCTTGCCTTAGAGTCCCCTGAAATTCGGGGCACACCTACTGACAACAATACCATCCCTGCTGACTCTTTTGGGACTATGCCTCCCTTGGGAGGTGATACTAGCTAAGAACTCTAATACTCTCTGGTTTAATCATTTATTATATTTAATTCTAATTTAAGGAGACATACTATGTCTATTGAAGGTTTATTCGGAGGTACTCCTCCTACACCAGCTCCAGATCCTAATGCTGCCCCTGAGCCTGCACCTATGCTTGATCCTAGTGGTCAGCCAGTGTTTAATGCAGAGGGTCAACCTATAATGCAAACACCAACTCCTGCCTCTGTATCCAATGTGCCACCAGAAATAAATTCTCTTGACGCGATGCAATTTTTGGTGGATAATGGTTCAACTGCTGAGGGCGATGCGCCTAAAGCCATAGATGTAGAGGGCTTGCTTAAGCCTGAAGCTCTTTCTAAAATAGCAAGCTCTATTGATTTCTCCTCTGGTGTAGCCCCTGACCTTATAACTAAGATTCAAGGCGGTGATCTAACAGCTTTACCTGAACTATTACAGGTTGTAGGACAGAATGCTTATACGCAGTCTATGTCTCATGCCAGCCTTTTAAGTAATAGAGTCATGGATTCTAAATTTGATGTGCAAGCATCCACTCTCCCTGATACAATTAATAATGCTATAACTAGCAAGCAGACTTCTGCGGCTATCCCCGGTGCGGGTGATCCTGTAGTTGATATGGTTGTTGGTAATCTGTCTAGTAGTATTAAAGCTAAGTATCCTATGGCAACTCCGGATCAAGTAGCTAATATGACTAGACAAGCTATGGCACAACTTAACGCTACTATGAATCCTGCTGCTCCAACTCCAGCACAACAGCGCGAGCAAGATGCTATGAATTGGGATGATTTCGAGCAGGGCAAATAACTTTATACTGAAGGAGATCTATAATGTCTTTTAATGCTAATGGGTATTTCTATACCTCTTATAACCCCACAGAACTGAATATGAAGAGCTTTGCTCAGACTATTCTGAAGAAGTGGCCTAATGGTTCTGCTCCTATCTTTGCCTTGACTGGTGAAGCTGGCAAGAGCAAGGCTAAATCAAGTACCCATGGGTACTTCACTAAAACTATGACCTTTGGCTCTGTAACAGTAGATGATGGTACTGACCTGGTTGCTGGTGATACTACATTGGTTTGTGATGATACTACGGGTATGGTTGCTGGTATGGTTCTACAGGTTCCTGCCACTCGTGAGAATATACGTGTAGTATCTGTAGATAGTGCTACTCAGTTGACTATCTCTCGTAGCTTTGGTCGTGTAGCTGCTGGTGCTATCTTAGATAATGCTATCCTCTTTGCTGTAGGTAATGTCTCTAGTGAGGCTGCTAACCGTCCTGCTGCTCGTAGTATTACTCCTGTACATGTTCCTAACTATACGTCTATTGTACGTAATGCTTGGGCACTGTCTGGTACAGCTAAGGCATCCTATGCTGAAGCAGGCTATAGCAATGTAGCAGAGAATCGCTCTGATTGTATGCAGCTGCACTCTATTGACTTAGAGTCTCAGATTCTGTTTGGTCAAGCAGAGGCTCCTGCTGGTAGTCCTCCTATCCATGCTACGCAGGGATTGATTGATGCTATCTATGAGCATGCCTCATCTAATGTTGGTACAGCTGCCAGTACTACTACCTATGAGCAGTTGGTTACTCTAGTAGAAGGTGCATTCGCTAATCAGACTTCTCTGGGTGATGCTACTACTCGTGTGGCTTTCTGTGACTCTACCGCTATGAAGGTTCTTACTGCTATTGGTAATCTGTTTGGTCAGATCAATATTGAGCAGAAAGAGACTAGCTTTGGTATGATGTATACAGACTTCAAGATGTATCGAGGCTCTATGAAGCTTAAGTTACATCCGTTATTGGATGGTCTTACACGCTCTGCTAATGGTCTTATGGTTGTATGTGATCTGCCTTCTATGAAGCTTGCTTATATGGATGGTCGTGATGTACTGGCTGAGAACTATAATGGCGCCTCTGATGGCTCTAACTCTGGTGTAGATGCTGAGGGTGGTTCTTTACTCTCTGAGTTCGCTACAGAGTTCATGAATCCATCAGGCTGTGCTGTTGTTAATGGCTTAACTGCTGCCGTTTAAGGATCACTCTGACCAGGGAAGGTCTTCTACTAATCGTTCTAATTTAGGAGAACTACAATGACTACTAATGCACTAAAGAATTTAGGTAATAAAGAGTCTAATGACTCTAAGATGGGTAACATTGCTAAGGGCGAAATGTCTGAGGGCGCTAAGGCTGCTATGGCGGCTATTGAAAAGGCCGAGAAGGAAATGCAGGAACTTAAAGGGCAAGGTTATACCTTCTATGAGTCTATAGACTCCTGCTTTAATACTGCAATGAAGGATGGTACAGCTATTAACTTTATTGCTAATAGTTATCATACTAAGGATGCGGCTGAGATTGAATGCCTCGCAGAGTTTGTTGAATCCGGTAAGCTGGTAAAGGTATAAGACATGACTGATTTCTCTGACATTAAGGCTGATGTAGCCGCTATAACTAACCGCCCAGATAAGGCGGATTTAGAAGCTAGCAAGATTAATGCTGCCGTAAGGCTCATTAGCCTGTCAGGGAAATATTGGCAAGATTTACAGGAGGTTACTTTAGAAGTAGCTGATGGTATAGTGGCTACTGCTTATGTGCAGTCTATAACCTTGCCTGCTAGGTTTCGTCATGTACTTTATGTATCTTATGCTGATCCTGCTAATAACCCACATATTAAGCCTTTAAGTGCTGAATCTATAGTACTCAAAAAGACTGCTGATGATACTAATATCTGTTATACATCAGGCTCCTTATTGCATATAAGGAACTCTGTACTATCTAGTACCCTTCTTTTTGGTTATTATTCATACCCGGCAGCTATGGCTGCTGATACTGATACTAATTGGATTATAGAATTAATGCCTTCTTTAGTTGCTGACTTAGCTGCTACATTAGTTCTTACTTCAATAGGTAATACAGAAAATGCTAATCTAGTTCAAGCTGTAGCTAATGGCCAGCTAGGAATATTGGTCAAAGATGCTATGGATTCTTACGAAGCTAATGTAGATACAGGTAGAGCATAATGGGTGGATTCAGTAATCCACACTCTAGGCAGCAAGATCAGAGTGTCAATGTAATTAATGTAGCTACCTCTACTTATACCTTAGAGAACTGTAATATCAAGAATGGTATAAATGTAGTAAGAGTTACCTATAATGGGGCTGTAACTATATACATTCCTATAGAAGCAGATCCTCAGAATTTAATCTATGTAAATAGAGAGTCCGGAACAGGGACTATTACAATAACAGGAGTATAAGCTATGAATCAGATGACTACAAATCTAGGTAAAACATCAGGAGTTATGCTAGTAAGAGATCCTAACGGTAATGTTAAGTTCGATGACTGGGATAATATCCATGAAGACTTTCACCATATGCTTTCAGAAGAAGACTGGAAGTATATAGAATCTAACCGTAATAAGGAGAAATAATCATGACCGTGTCTCATCTATTAGCTGTACGTACAGCTATTGCTACTGCTGTACTAGGCGAAATTGATGCTGGTACAGCGGGTAACTTAGTATTTAGAACCTCTGGTGATGTAGAGGTAGCTACCTTAGCCTTATCTACTGTCTCTGGTACCGTTTCTGGAGCTGTGCTGACTTTTGCTGCTATCAGTGATGATACTAGTGCTACTGGTGGTGTAGTTACTAAGGCTTCTATAGAAAACTCCTCTGCTGATAAATGCTTAGAGTGTGCTGTAGCTACTACCGCATCAGATATTAATCTGTCTAGTACTACTATTGGTGCTGGTGATACTGTATCTGTTAGCTCACTTACGTATACTGCCCCAACCTAGGAGGTTTACATGAAAAGGTTAATTGTCCTTATAGCTATAGCCTTATCTAGTCTTAGTGTTAGCGCTGAAGTTGCTTGGACTCAGAGTGATGGCACTCCATTAGTAACTAACTTTGTATCATGGGTAGCTCCAGATACATATGTAGGGGGAGAGCCTCTTGATCCAGCTGATATCTCTGGTTATGAGATATCCTGGGCTTGTACTGCTAACTGTACTGTAGCTGGCTCCCCTGTACCAGTAGAGGATTATACTGAAGCAAGTACTTTAGGTGGTATAGGTATCACTCAACAGGACTTAACAGCTTTACCTGCTATGCCTGACGGTACTATTAAGATTGCTGTTAAGGTAATACATGCTAATGGTAATAAGTCCGTATACTCTACTCCTGATCTTATCTTAGGTAAGACTACGATCTTGCCAACAATTCCTGGTGCGCCTACTGGCGTGACTGCACAGTAAGAGGTATCTCATGGGAAGAATTAAGACTATTAGAGATGAGCTTGCTAGTAACCCTACTCTGTATGATCCTATGACAGATGCTCAGGTTGCTGCTGAACTTAACGCTTTAACTAAAGTAGGTAAGCACGAAACCTTAGCTACTAGTGCTATCTATAATGTGTTTGATCCTACTGAGTGGGCTGCTATAGTAACTGCGGGAGGTGATAACCTGAGTGAGATAGATCGGATTCTAAACTTTGAGCGAGTAGTGGTTTTTAAAAATAATGATCTAGTTATGTCTAAGTTTTCTGAGATCTTTGGTGCTGGTAGTATTACCTATTCAGCTATTAAGGATTTACGTAAGATTACAGCTACTAGAGCGGCAGAACTTGGGCTATCCGGAGAAATCCGAGACGGAGAAGTAACAAGAGCGAGGGCTACATAATGGCTATAACAAGAGTAGAGACTAAGGTAGTACATGCGTCTGCTAATACTAAGGCTATTACTACTGGCTCAAATGCTACATCAGATTTAGTAACACTTGATGCTACTTGCATAGATGCTTCCATAACAGTTAAGGCTGATATGGCAGGTACTCCTGTTGCTGGTGATATTATAGATGTATATACGTTATTATCTTCTGGTGACCCAGATGGTGCTGCTTCTGCGGATGAGTTTGATTCTGCTGATAGTACTCATGCTAGGCATTTAGGTTCATTAGATTGTAATGTTACTGATCCTGCTATTAAGACTTTTCCTTTGCCTAGTACTCCTCAGGCACAGAAGATATATATGGTTAATAATGGTGCTGCTACTGTCACTGTTGGTGCGGTTATCGAAGAAGTTAGAAGCGCTTAAGTCTCATGGCACATAATCTACTTAGAAAGGTAAGGACTCAGAGACCGAACACCCTAGTTGGCTTAGACCATGCTAATCCATATGCAGAAGGGCTTCTATTAAAGCACCTGTATAATGTATTCGCTCCTGAGGTTCCAGACCTTACAGGTCATGTAGCTACTGGTGTTCTTAATGGGGCTGCTACTTGGGATGTCTTAGTAGATCCAGGACTAGTACTACACTTTGACCAATCGAATGACTATATAGATTGTGGTAATAATTCTTATGTAGATATTACCTCAGATACTATGTCTATCAGAACTAGAGTTTCCTTAGAGGGCTTTGGTACTGATATTATGGACTTTTGTAGTAAAGGTCAGCCTTGGGAAACTAGTACTGGGTACTGTCTTTATAGATATAGCGATAACCAATTATACTTTGATGTATATACTTCTGGGTCAGTCAAGCAGTGTACTCATACTACTACTATAAATGATGGGGATTTTCATTGGGTAGAGGCTATCTATGATGGCTCTGATATATGGATTATAGTTGATGGAGTAGCAGGAACTAAAGTCTCCTGTACTGGTAATATTGTTAGTGCCTCTCAGAGTTTACAGATAGGTAGACGCTATTCTAGTGCTAACTACTTTGCTGGCCATATGGATACCTTTGAGCTATACTCAGTAGCTCTAAGCTCTGATGCTTGTGCTAGCTTAAGGGAGAATCCACATCAACTATTAGAGAAAGAAGTATTCCATTTTATTACTCCTACTGCTTCTGGGGTTACAGGCTCAGGTGCATTAGCATCAGAGGTAGGAACTGTCTCAGGTACTGGTACTAGAACTGCTAATGCTTCTGGAGCTTTAGCTGCTTCTGTAGCTATAATGGCTGGTACAGCTGAGCGTGAGGTTGTAGGCTCTGGGGCTTTAGTTTCAGAAGTTGCTACTATAACTGGCGAAGGTTCTTTAGGTATTACTGGTACTGGAGCCTTAACTGCTGAACTGGCTAGTATCTCAGGTGCAGCAGAGAGAGCAATTATAGGGACAGGAGCACTTGACTCTGAGGTAGCCTTAATTGCTGGTACTGCCTCTGCTGGAATAACTGGCACAGGAGCACTCAATTCTGAAGTAGCTACCATTGCTGGTACAGCAGTAAGAACCTCTGTAGGTACAGGGGCTTTAGCCTCTGAAGTAGCTACTATCTCTGGTAAATGTTTTACAGGATATGCAGCAGAAGTACTATCAGATAATCCTGTAGCTTATTGGAGACTAGGAGAAACCTCTGGTACTAATGCCGTAGAAGAGATTAATGGTAATGATGGTACTTATGCTAATGGTGTAACCTTAGGCTCAGCTAGCCTATTAGTAGATGATCCTGATCCTAGTATTGACTTAGACGGTGTTGATGACCGTATAACTGTTAGTAATGATTCTGTGTTCCAGATTACTGGAGACTTAAGCCTTGAGGCCATAGTTCAGGTATCTGATGATACTAAGTACCACTGTGCAATACAGAAGGATGATGGGGTTAATAGATGCTATGGGTTATATGCTGGACAGATAACTACAGGCTATCCATACGTTACTCTATTTATAGGTAATACTCCAATAGTTGCTTATGCTAGTACTAACATAGCTGATGGTAATCCACATCATATAGTTGGTACTTATGATGGCTCTAATCTTAAGATATATATAGATGGCGTAGTAGATGGTACAACTCCTACTACCGGAGCCATAGATAATGATAATGCTATTGTTACTTTAGGCGACTATGACGGTACGAATACAGGATTTAGACTGGCGGGAGGCTTAGACGAGTGTGCTATCTATGACTCTGCTCTAACTAGTACTCAGATCACTGACCACTTTAATGCTTCAGGTATAACTGGAGATACTAATGGTACTGGTGCATTAGCTTCAGAGGTTGCTACTATCTCTGGTACTGGAGTAAGAACAGTTAATGGTACTGGGGCTTTAAGCTCAGAGCTAGCTACCATAGTAGGCTCAGGTACTGCTAATATTACAGGCACTGGTGCTTTAGTATCTGAGGTAGCATTAATAGCAGGTACAGCTACTAGGACTATAACAGGAACTGGAACACTTGCCTCAGACTTGGCTACTATAGTTGGAACAGCTCCTACTCCTGTGACCATAGATGGTTCCGCTACAGCTACTATTACTACATCAAACGGAACTCTCTGCCTATACGGAGATGGCTCTGAGTACTTTACTTTAGAAGATCGAGTATTAACTACCTACTAAGGATAATAACAATGGAAGCATTACAAGTTATGCTATTTGCACTGAGGTACAGATTAGATGAAGCTATACACAAAGCTTTCCCATATGATAAATCCCTGCACCTTATTGGTGGCCTTATTACTTTTAGTATTAGCTATGGTAATGGGTTTACTCTCTTGGCTGCTCTCCTGTGGACATTGCTAGTAGGAGTTATTGTAGAGATAGCCCAAAAGGTTTTTAAGATTGGAGTAGCATCTATAATGGATGTTATATATTGGCAATTAGGAGCAAGTATCCCAACAATAGCAATCATAGGAGCAAGTAATGCCTGAAGGTATATCAAAAGAAGAGCTACAAGAGGTACTAACTAAGACTTTGCAGGAGAAATCTTGGATGGATCCAGAGAGCCATAGGATACAGCATGAGTTTGTAGAGCAGCAAATGAAAGATAAAGCTAGGGCTAAGGTGCGTATGGAGAATGTTAAAGGGCATGTCTATGGCTGGGCTGCGATCACAGCAATTACAGGTATAGGTTTAGCTTTATGGACTTACTTTAAGCATCTACTTAATGGCTCACACTAATGCTCTATTCTCACTATAGTGAGTACCAAGGAGCCTGGAGATGGCCTAACTTCTCACTTAAAGAACTCTCTTGCCCCCACTGTGGAGAGTATTGGCATGATCCTACGTCTTTGGATCAGCTACAGAGGGCAAGAGCAGCGGCTAATAGACCTTTCACTATTAATAGTGCTCATAGATGTTACTTTCACAACTTAAAGGTCGGTGGTACTCCATCGTCTCAACATAAGAAGATAGCATTTGATATATCTCTAAGAGGCCATAATAAGCACGAGCTATTAGATACTCTAAGGGCGGCAGGATTTACTACGTTTGGTTACTACCAGACATTCATTCATACAGATATAAGACCTAATAGGCGATGGTACTCTGGGTCACTAGCGAGGGAATTATGGAGATCTTAGCAGGGTTATTAAGTGCAGGTTCAGGTGGACTCTTAGGTGGCATCTTTGCTTTTGCTACTAATTGGTTTAAGGCTAAAGAAGAAGCTAAGAAGCTAGAGGCCGATAGGCAGTTTGAGCTATTAAAGTGGGAGAGAGAAGATAATCTCTTTAAGCTTCAGATGGATAAGGATGCTATGGAGCATGAGCAGGAATCCGCTATAATACAGCAGCAAGGATCATGGAATGCTTTAGATACTTCTATTCAGGCTGAGTCCAAAATCGGGGCAACCTATAAGTGGGTTATAGCTATACTTAAACTCTTTAGACCATTCCTCACAGTAGGTTTAGGTCTTATGACTACTTATATATTCTATTCCTTAGTTAGCTCTAATGACCTTAATAAGTACCTGAGCATAACAGACCGTACTGATATAGTGAGATATGTAATATATAGTATTGTATTCTCATTCACTACAGCGGTTACTTGGTGGTTTGGTGAGAGAGCTTTAACTCCGCCTCATAGGAAAGATAAGTAATGGCTGCATCAGACTTTAAAACGGTATATGCCTTAGCTTCTGCTAATGGAGTACCGATTCCTCTGGATGTAATTAAGCCAGAGATGACTAGGATACTTACGGTTACTAACGCAGCTATGGGTGCAGCAGCAGATATCTTTCCTACAGCAACCAAAGGTATAATTGTAGCTTATAATATGTCTAGTGAGCATATAGCTTTAAAGCTAGGAGCTACTCCTATTACAGCTGTAGGTAATGACATAGATTATGATGATCTTATGATACTAGCACCAGAAACTGAGTATACTATATTCTCAGAAGAGCAATACTTAAGTGCTATATGCCTAACAGGCACTGCTGCTAATCTAGTAATAACTAGGATAACTAAGTGGGATGCACTAACATTAACTAACTTCTTAGAGCTGGGGCAATAATGGCTAATACTACTGTAAATGCAGAACTAGAGCAGGGCTTAATTATAACTGATCCTGAGGATATGCCTAATGTATTCCAGTCAGATAATAGAGGCGTACCTAGAGTCTTCCCTTACGATGGTAAGAATGTTATGCCTACTAATGGAGGTATGCAGTCTTTCTTTGGGGAAGGGTCTAAAATAGGTACAACTGATCCGGGCTTTGTTAACCTACAGGAGGTACTTACTTATAGAACTATCGGGGGTAATATATTCTTCTTAGCTCTAGCTGAGGATGGTTGCTATATAAAATCCCTAGAGGCTGATGGTGCTCCTACAGTTACAGAGATTACAGCTACTATTACAGTAGACTTTGTAAATGACTCTGGCTGCGAGTGGACTAAGATATTCTTCAGTCCTTATGACTCTCCATCTCCTTGGAGATTATGGACTTATGCTATTATTAAAAACTCCTTATATCTATATCAGAAGGGTATGGACTATATTGCAGAGGTAACAGGGGATGTCCGTGGAACTGTAATTATAAATAAGTTATCTCCTACCTTTATTATCTCTACTGCTGAAATCTATAAGTATACTATAGACCTTAATAGAGAACTAGGGAATAGTACGTACCATGAGGTGACAATTTTCGGGGCTAAGTATAGAGCCACTAGTACCTTCCATGAAGATATATATAATATAGGTACTCGTCTTGCTAGGGTTATAGCATTGGATGCAGGCTTTGGCTCCTCAGTTGTAGCAGGCACAGAGACTGTTAATATTACTCCTGAGATATATACGCTTATTGCTAATGTAGACCCTACACTTACGCATAATGGTACAGATGCTAGCCATCTAACTTTAAGTACCGTTCTAGGTAATGTTCCAAGAGAGGGCACAGCTACAGGGGTTGGGGATACCACTTATAGTTATATAGAGCAGTATATAGAATTCTATCAAGCTGGCTACTGGGAATTTATCTATGATGGAGTTACTTACTCCCATACAGTAGGGACTGATACGGTTGATGTAGAGCAAGCAGCCTGGAATGCCTTTTTAAATACATTACCTTCTAGCATACTATATGAGTATATAGATAGTGCTAGTTATAAAGATAGAACCATAATGAACATTTACTTTCCTTATGTAGATGGAGTTGATGCTTATACTAAAATTTCTGATACTGGAGGGATCTTTGAGGAGAATAGCGGTACAAGAAGTAATATTCCTACTGATCCCGTAATTAGCTATGATTCCAGACTTAGGCTATATACAGATCCTGCTACAGGCAATTCTATCAGACTAGCTACTTACGATTTTGATGTAAGCTATACTACCTTGCTAGGGGATACTAAGGAGGATGTAATAACGGCATTAGAGGGACTAATCAATGCTGCCTCTTCTACTTATACCGCTACAGATTCAGGCTCTGGAAGGCTGGATATAGCTAAGACGGATCTATATGATCCAATACTTATGTCTACTCCTATGCTATCTATATATGAAGCTAACTTTGGCAATGGCGGGATGTTCTATGACTATAATACTCCTACTTACAACTCTTTGGAGAATGCTAATACTCTAACCTTTACAGGGTATAAGTATCCAGGGCTTAGTCACTTTGCTCTTAATACTAGTTATGAGGATACTATACCTTATGGCTCAACCTCAGATGCCATGATGGATTTGGTTAAGGCACAAGTACTAGTAATGGATCCTCTATCTACTGGAGGCTCTACTCAGTCTGCTTACTCGGACTTCAATGGAGATATAACAGTCTCTGTAACTTCTATAGATGCAGTAGACCCATCACTAGCTATAGCTAATGACGGAACTGAAGTTAATACTATTACTGCAAGCAGTAGTGGTACTATCAAGCTAGCTAATGTAGAAGGTATATGTGCAGCCCGTGGTAGACTTATGGCTTGGGATTACCTTAATTCTGTGTATATAAGTTCTAATGCTAATGTAGTAGACTTCCTTCCTGCTATTGAGACTCAAGCTAATGTCTTAGTAGTAGATTCTTTGAGAGGTCAGATAGTTAAAGCTATGCCTACAGCAGACGGCTTTTTTATCTATGCTACAGGTAACGTAATTAAGTCTACATATGTAGGAGGCCAATTCGTATTCAAGTATAAAGAAGCCTCTAGCTATGGCTGTGTAGACCCAAGACATATTGCTAATACTGGAGATATTACATTCCACTGGTCTAGTAATGGTTTAATAGCTATGGATAATGAAGCATCCGAAGGTAAGTTTGCGGCTAAGGAGTTAACCAATTGGATCACTAGATTCCAGCTACCTGTTAAGCTATCCTTTATATCTAACCGCTATCTAGTTATATCCTTACAGGATGAGTTACCTAGACTTAATACTCATAGAGCTAGAAGCAATAATACGGATACTCAGGCTGTAGGTACAGGATCTGCTTTAGCTATAAGTACTGCTGATGCCTTCTTTGATCCGGTCTCTTGGACAGAGTCCCTATATCCAGAGTTTAAACAGGCATTTGTCTTTGACTCTTACTTAGGAAAGTGGGGACAAGCAGAGCTAGACTTTAAAGCTTTCTTCTCTCTTAGTCCTATTAATCAATCTGCACATAAGCCTGAAGCAGACTATGTATTAGGGGCAGATGCTCATGGTACAGACTGGAAAGGTATAGGAGCTTTCTTACCTGACGGTACAGTTAAGCTTATGACCAATGATCCTACAGATTCATTCTTAGCTATAGGTAAATTCCAGCTAAGTAAGTCTGGAGTAACAATGCTTAATAAGGCTATAATAGGTTTTAAGGATTATCCTGATTGCATAGCTACAGCAGAACTGAGTATGGATGGTAGGACTATAGACTTCTCTTTAGATGTAGACTCTGCTACCATAACTACTCCAGAAGAGGATTTCTATTTGACATCCGTTGCAAAATGGTTTAATATTGTACTCAAAGGTAAATTCAATCTTACATATCTAGAGTTAGAGGGGTATAAACATGCCAACAGGTAGCAGTCCACATGATAAGCTTGTCAGAGAGTTAGCAGCTTCTGTTATACCTAGGGGCGAGCAAGAGGATATATTTAATAGATTTAATGCTATGGCTCAAAGAGAAGCTAAAGAAAAGAAAGAGCAGGAGTATGCGATAAAGAAGTCTGCTCTAGAGGAAGCTATAGCTCAGAATAATCCAGTAAGCAGATTTACTACAGGGTATGAAGCTAATGCAGCCAAAGTATTACTTGCCGCTAACTCTGCTAATCCACTACTTAAGGCTTTTCTACAGGCCGCTAAATTGAGGAATGAATAATGGCTCTTACACTCCTAGGGGACGATGGTTCCTATACTCAAACAGTTAACACTGATACCTCTGCACGTACTACTGGTACTAATACTAGACGTACTGAGGGTTCAGTTACTACAGACAGACTTGATCCTGCATCTAGATCAGCCTATAATGCTTTACTATCTACTATACGGGGTGGTGGCTCAGATTCCTTCCAGCTAAGGCAGGGTGCTAGAGATCAGCAAGTAAAAGACTTGCAAGCTAGTAGAGGCCAGTTCTCTGAGGAAGCTGCACGTACTCAAGCTCAGGGGGATGTTCAGGGACTTACAAGGAACCTGATAGAGAATATCATTCCCCAGTTTACAGGTGCAGCAGAAGCAGGAGGAGCTAGTAGTAATGCTCTTACAGCCCTATTATCTCAGGATGCAGCTACTCGTACAGGTGAAGCACAATCTAGAGAGCTGCGTAAAGCTATTATAGACTTTGCTACTCAGCAGAGAGCAGTAGATTCCCAGTTACAGACTGCGACTCAAGGTGGTAATGAGCTAGAGCAACTACTACTTGAGACCCTTAATGTAGGTAAAGGTAGTTTTGAAAAGACAGATACTTCTAGTGTTGTTACTGACATTATAGATCAGCTTACTAGGAACACTGGTACAGTTACTACTAACAGAGATGCTAACGGAGGTGGTGGTTCTGGCTCAGGTGGTGGAGCTTCCGGAGTAAATAGAGGAAATCAACAGAGTGCAGCAGAGAGGTCTGTATCTGTAGCTGCTCTAGATGCTATGATACCTGGAGGCATTTACCAGAATCAGTATCGTCAATACCTCTCAAACAGAGGCGGTGGCCTCAATCCATCTGTATCAGCCAGATACTTTGCTGATAGAGAGGCGAAGGCAGAAATAAATAGATTACTAGGCGGAGGTTAATATGACTACCCTTGAAGAACTTATAGGTTTTGGCATCCAATCAGAAGATCCTTTTACTGCCCCAGCCTTAAGAACTAGGGAGTTAGCGCAATCACAGGGTGGAGAAGAATATACTCCTGAGCTTTATGAGGCTCAATTACTTAGATTGCTGGAAGCTCCTGACCAGCTAGAGGATGCTATTAGGTTACGTATACCTGTAGCTACTGAAGATATACCAGAGGACTATGAATCTGTTAGATCCCGTATAGCTCAAGATGTGGGACAGAATCGCTATGATGGACAGCAGACTAACTTTACAGATCAGCCAGGAACTCTAGGCGAGGGAGATGTCTATGTGTCCCCTGAGGATCAAGAAGCCTTAGCTCAACCTTTTGGTGATGAGGGTATAGTTGCGCCTGAACCTTTGCCTACCTTTAAGCCTTCAAAATCTACTAATGACGCTACTACTAATTATAATGAATACCAACTCTATAATGTAGACTATGCAGCTAAGTTAGAAGCTCAGAAAGAGTCAGCTAGGGTAGAGGCTACTCCGCATTCTTTACGTGTTGCTGAAGAGGCTCAAGGTTATGCTACTGCTTTAAATGTGGATGATGAAGCTCAAACTAAGAAGATAGCAGCAGCTAGAGCAGCCTTCGATAAGAAGTTTGATAGGGAATTTAAGGTCAAGAATGCCGCTGCTTATACTGAGTTAGAGAAGCAGAAAATAGAACTTGAACGCAGGCGTGTAGCTAATGAGTTAGAACTGAGAAAGCAGCTTAGTATACAAGAAGCTGGAATATCTCAGGGACTTGGATCAAATGAAGCTAATGAGCTTGCTAAGCTTGGAGAGAAAGTTAATCCTAAGAGTAAGGCTCCTAGAGATAAAGCACTAATACAGCTAGGCAGGGATAAGGCTGCTAATATTGATAAGAGTGCATCTATGTACTTTGCTGATGGGTTACCCGAAGCTGGAAGTGTATTATTACGTAATGCAGATAATTTAGACTCAACAGAGAAGTCCGACTTAGAGGATAGCTTTAACAGTATTGCTATTAACTCTGAACGTCAAGCTTTAAAGGCTGTCAGTAAGGAGGCTTATCCATCTAATGCTGCTAGAGATAATGCTTTAGCTGCTGAAACCAGAGCTAATATGGAGATTGGATTTACTCAATTAGGTCAGAAACGTGCAGGCTCAGTACTACTAGACAAGCTGACTGAGTCTGAGGATAGAGACTTAAGGCTTGTAGCAGAACTAGCTAAGAAGTCTGATCAGACTAATGTTGTAAAGGCTATTAAAGAGGCTGCGACTTCTCTAGCTGCTACAGCAAGACAGACCTCTGAGGCTGGTATATTTGATCAATCAGATAGTATAGGGCGTAAGCTAGCAGCTAGAGAGTTTGCTAACCCAGTACTGGATAAGATACTTACGATACTCCCTGAGTTTATTCCAGAGTTTAATAAGAGGTATGCAGGAACTGGTATAGCAATAACTCCTGACTATCTTAAGAAGTCTCTGTCTCTATCTATACCTGAAATGTTAATGGGGAGATTCTAAGAATGGCAGCTAAGATAGATTTATCACAATCTTATGCCTTTGAGGCAGAGCAGGCAGACTTTGAGTTTGATGATCTCTATCAGGCTCCTATTGCTGTGCTTGCTGATATAGGGGTATCTCTAGCTAATAGCTTCTTACCTGAGGACAATGAGTATGAGACTAGTGATGTCTTAGAGTCCTTTGGTGCAGATGGAGCAGCTGAGTTCTATCAGCAGCACAGAGATGGAGTTGAGCTTACCTCATTCGTAGGTGGCTTATTCGTGCCCGGAACTATAGCAGCTAAAGCTATTAGATATGCTAGGACTGGTAAGGCTGGAATCTTCGGGAAACCTCTGCACAAGCTAGATCAGAAGATTACTAATTCTAAGAAGGCTGCACAAGATGCTATCAAGGCAGATAAGGGGCATACTGAAGCCTATCGTCAGGCTATTAGTTCTACTAGATTAGCATCTCTGGGTGAGGGTGTAGTTGAAGGCATAGTCTATGAGGCTGCTATCTTAGGCCTATATAATGGCCATTCCTATATGGAAGATTATGATGCCTCTGATGTAGCATTAGGTGTAGCTCTAGGTGGAGTACTATCCCCACTTAACTACTTAGTCCGCAGAAGGGAATTGATCCTAGGAGTTAAAGAGACTGAGATGGCTATCAATGCTCAGGTACTCCCTACAGATCCTAGAGCTTTCATAGCTGCGGGTGACACTCCTGGCCAGAAGCTTGCTACATATAAGAATCTCTTAGAGGTGCAAGAGGAAGCCTTAAAAATTCCTGGCATAGTTCCTGCTACATCTAATAGAATACAAGAAAACATTGTAGCTACTAAAGACTTAATGCTGGATTCTATTTTAAAGACTTCTTCTAAGGAGCTTAAGGATACTTTCGAGTTACTGTCAGAGCGTACTACTACTGACCTTATAAATTCTACTAGAGAAACCTTTGAAGCTAATCCTTTAGAGTCTGTATTGCAGATACTTAAGTCTGACCCTAATGCACTTAATGGCTATAAGAAGTTAGATACCTTTACTGAGGAATCTTCCCTCATAGTATCTCATGTACCTAAAATATCTAAAGATAATAAGGAGCTATTCTCTGAAACTGGAGAGAGCTTAGCTAGAGAGCTTAGAACTTTCTATGGCTCAGGCAAAGAAGCTGCTGAAGATCTATTGGATGTTACTATAGAAGATGGTATAGCCTCAGTTATACTGACTAGTAAGAACTCCTTAGGCAAGAACTCAGAAGAGCTGGGGGCACTACTCAAGCTTATAGATAAGACTGAGAAACCTGTGCAGATTAAGTTTGCTGATGGCACCTTCTGGTCTCCTAAGTTTCGTAGACAACTAGAGGGGTCTGAAGCTGTAGCTGAAGGCTTTGCTCAAGGCTCTAATGCTAGATTCAGAGATCGTGCTGTACATCCAAGGGAGTTTAAAGAGCTTCAAGGTGAGCATAGTCTTAAAGCTGTGATCACTAATATCTTTGGTACTCCTAAGATCATTGATTCAATGCAGGCTAAAGTTATTCAAGGTGTAGCTGATACTAAGGATAAGTGGAAACCTTCTAGGGGATATTCTACTACAGGTGAAGTTAAGTATGATCCGCTTAATGCTTCTATCTATAACCAAGAGGCTGAGTTCCTTGATTCACTATTAGCCTTTGATAAATTAAAGAGTCTGGGTAAAGACTTACCTACTGAGTATACAATTAAAGCTGGGGATGTACCCCGACTTCAAGCCGCTATTTCAGCTAACAGATCCTTGGCAGAAGGTATAACTCCTGTGCCTATTAAGTTGGACGGTATAGTACTTAAGGATGCTGAGGCTACTCTAGCGGGGCTTAAGATTGCTGAGATTCAGAAACAGATTAAAGCAGGCTTCAGTCCTGAGCAAGCAGCTAAAGCTAATAATGTACCCCTTGAGACTGTATCTGCTACTATAGAGAATGGCTTCAAGAGAGTTAAGGATGCAGATTACCAAGTCTATACAGAAGCTAAAGCTATTGACTCATACTTAAAGCCTACTATGATTGATATCCAAGGTAACTCTTTGACTTATGCTAGAAGGGAGGAGATGGCTCAAACTTCTCTACTCGACTTAGATCAGTTAAAGGATGCTAATAGGGTTATGCAAGAAGAGACTATGGGAGCCTATGCTACTAACCATCTTAAAGAGTTCTTTGATGATACAACTCTATCAGGTGAGACAGCTAAATTAGTAGCTACCCTCCCAGAACTCACAGCTAGGCATGGTGCAATCACTAAGGGTACTTTAGTATCTTCTGATCAGGCACTCAGAGAGACAGGACTTGCGGGACAAATAGTAGTATCATTATCTCAGAAGCTTAATAGGCTAGTAAGTAATAGGACTGCTGCTGTACGTGAGCAGATCAAGCCTGTGCTTAAATCTATAGCTGATAATCCAATAGCCCGTACTCAGTTCTATCAGATGCGTAATGCACTAGAAGCTATTCCTTCTGAGGCTGCTAGTGAGCTAGCTCTTGTACGTGGGCTAGATGGCGCTGTCAATATTAAAACTAAAGATGGCTTCTTAACCTACCCAGGTACTAGTGATGTTATAGATTTACCTAGGGAAGCTGTAGACTTCTTTGATGTCTGGCTAGGTACTGATGGTAGAGGTGGATTGCAGGCAGAGTTCTTAGCTGATCTTAATACTCAGCGTAGACTCCAAGGTAAAGATCCTATCAAGGGTCGTGGTATATGGTTGCCTGACCAACAGACTGATAACAGCCTTATAGCTTATGTAATCAATACCAAGAATCCAGCAGATGTAAAGAGGATTATAGGTAGAGATGCTGACCACTTAGCTGAGGAAGTAGCTAGCTTTACAGGCAGGAATCAGGATGCAGGCATTAAAGTTATAACTAATAAAGACCACTTAGACCAGTGGAATCGGGTACATGGCTATGCACAGACTGAACAATTATCTAGGGCTAATGTCTCTAGGGCGAAGAGTGGCTCTGCTTCTACTGAGATTCCTGCTGATGCTAGAGGACTTGACTCTATTATGGAAGTACTGGAGCAGGAGACTTGGAAGAACTTTAGATCAACATTTAAGCTTACAAACTCTGATCTATTTGATTCCCTAGAGACAGCTATAGGTCACGAAAGACGCTTTGACTCCGCAGGATCTAAAGCTTCAGCCTCCTCTAGTGCTGCATCTCTAGCATATAAGACATTACTTAATGTATCCAAGTTAGAGGAAGGTACAGCTCTGGCTCAATTAAATAATGCCTATACTATTGGATTAAATAATGCTATCTCTGTAACTCGTAAAACCTTTGGACTACTTAATAAGGCTAAAGAATCAGAGCAAGACTTCATAGCTACTATGGCTAGGCTAGAGGCTGAAGGTATACCTGTACCATTTAAAGACTTTAGTGAATACATGATAAGGAAGGGTAAAGGTATCAGAGAACAAGATGCTCAGAACTTTGTAGCTAAAGCCTCTGCTGCTTTGGTAGCTCTTAACCTTCGAGTCTTTGAGATTAGTCATGCTGCTGTAACTATGCTGTCTCTCCCTGTAATAGTTGGGGCAGAACTTACTAGTCAGACAGGCTTAGCCTTCCCTCTTAAGCATATGATGGATGGAATGAAGCTGGCTACTTCTAAGCATCCTGATGATGTAGCTCTTATGGCTAGAGCTAAGGAGCTGGGATATACAGGGCGTGCTACTGCTGAGGTAACAGAGTTAATGGAGAGTTTACATACTACTCCTGGAGTCTTAGCTGACCTAGAGCGTAAGGATAATACCTCTATAGCTTCTAAGACTTTCAAGGCTTTGGTTAAACCATCTGACCAAGCTGAGACTATGGTACGTGAAATTGCTTATGCTACAGGCTATCGTATGGCTAAAGCTAAACATCCTAATGATGCAGAGGCTGTAATAGAATCACTAGCTAATGCTTTCACACTACGCACTATGGGTAACTATAATGCTAGACAAAGACCTGCTATGTTCCAAGGAGCGATGGGTGCTACTGTAGGATTGTATCAGACATTCATGTTAACCATGGCTCAAAACATGGCAAGATATGTGGAGCGTGGAGATAAGAAGGCTTTAGGATTACTTCTGGGTGGTCAAGCATCTATGTTTGGCATAGAGTCGCTTCCCGGTTATGACGCAATGAATGAGATAATCGGAGAGTATGTAGGTGATCCTAACTCTCATCAGGATATAAGACAGACAGTCTATAATGCCTATGGCAATGATGATGACCAGAGCAGGAGTGCTGCCCAGTTTTTACTCTACGGGTTCCCTTCAACTCTATTCCAAACTGCTATACATACTCGTGGTGATCTACAATTACGTAGTCCTATAACCCTGCAAGATGATGGGTTCCAGTTCGCGCCACCTATAGTAAATGCTACCAAGGATGCTTATGACTTTACTACTCAGACTGTGGCTAGGACTCTAGGGACTTTAGCTTCGGGTGGCAATATCAAAGATGGCGGGCGGGCTGTATTGGAGGGCTTAGCTGCGCAAAG